AACTGATAGAGAGTTGAGTATTTACTCCTCCTTTAAGTGTTGCCTGTACCCTGTCATGCGCTATTGCTTTGACCCCGATAACACAGTGCACCTTTTCCCCGATCAGTTCGAGTCCCTTCGCGAACGCATATTTGCAGTCGGCACCTTCTTACAACAAAATCTTGTTGTTTCCCTGTTGTACTGCTCTGTTCATTTTGAAAATTTCAACTATGAATATGCTGTTCGTTCTCTTCTTTTCCTTATCCCTATCGCTCTGCGGAGCGACATCGCCCGTGTCGGGCACCGCACTTATTCAGCCCCAGCCGCTGAATTTCAACAGCTCATTCGATGGGCTGCTGAGTGCGGAGTGGGTATCACCCCCTCCGGAAGTGCGGTGGATAGAAGGGACTTTACAATGGCCCCCCCAGGATCAGGAGGAAACCTCCTGCGATTATTCATATCACACCATCTTCCAGAAATTACAAGAAAACATCCTAGAAGATGGGAAGAAGTTGTGGTTGGGGGGCCACCAGCAATTAACAAATTTCTCCACCAATATTTACAATTTGTCGAGAGCACTTGCGAGCGACGCTTGCACGTTGCTGATAGACTCGATAATCTTTTTGTGGAGCTTCATTCTCTGGGGCGTCGTTTGGTGCGTCTTTCGTTTCGTGAAGACATATTTTCTACGCGCCTTAACAATAGCATTTTTGGTAGCCTGCACAGCGTGTATGGCGAAATGCTTAAGAGCCCTATCTGGGCTGCTTGCCCCCTTCCCTCGTCTCCTACTGAGCGTTATCAATTTCATTTACTCAGTGTTCCTTGGAATGTTGACTCCATTCCAGAGTTCGAAGACGAGGAAGACTAATTGCTGGGAAAAACAGTTAAAGGGGTGGAATTCATTTGAAATCCCGATGAACCCCCCTTCGAAGTCCGTGATAGAGATTACCTACGATAATGGTAGTCACTGTGGGTATGCGGTTACTGTGCAGACCTACAAGAAGACAGCCTCTGGAGCCTTTGAGAGTGCTGTCTTAACGAGCCTCCACTGCCTGGACGGCGGCGATGAAAAATTCCTATTCTCTCGCCGCACAGGCCAAGGGATTCCCCTGGCTCAATGTACCACCCTTGCCGTCTGGAAGTCATTGGATTTATGTCTTTTGACTCCACCCGCGAATTTCCAATCCACTCTTGGAGTGAAGCCATGCCCCATGGTGTGCATGGACAGATTGGCGGGGTGTGATGCCTCCTTCTTCCGTCTGAACAAAGAAGGAGCCTGGAGTATGACCAATTGCAAGCTCTTAGGAGCTCAGAAAGACGGCTCTGTCGCCGTGCTTGTCAACTCCCAGCCAGGGCACAGCGGTTCCCCATTCTTTAATGGGAAGAACGTTTTAGGAGTGCTCAGGGGTCCGGATCCCGACAACAATTTCAACATAATGAATCCGATCCCCGCCGTCGAGGGTCTCACCGTTCCTGAGTTACGGTTTGAGACGACTGCTCCAACTGGCAAGCTGTTCACAGATGATAATCTGATGAAAGCCCTCGCCGAAGAATATACGCGGATGAAAAATTTTGTTCCCGCGTCCGGCAAAGCATGGGCTGATTATGACTCCGATGAGGAGTATTTTGAAGCAGCTGCCAAAGACCTCGCTGGCCCCTCTACTCTTCAGGGAAACGAAGAGGGCAGGCCCGACTGCCAAATCAACGGGGCCCCTGCCGACTTCCAGAAAATGATGCAGGAAATGATGGAAAAGATGATATCCAACATTTCTCTGGAGGGCATAAAAGAGACTGCGGCGGAGAAGCTGGCCGAAAAGCTGTTCCATATGAACAAGCCAGCCCCGAAGAAGAACCGCCGGTCTCGTCGGCCAAGCAAGCAGAGGACTTCCGACAATATTTCAACAGCCTCTACAAGTGGGACGTATGTGCCCCCTCATCGGAAGTCCCCGGGTTCCGTAACTGCGGACACCTGCCCCAATTCTACCGGCCCGGGAAAAAGGCCGAGACGGAATGGGGGAAAACCCTCACCAAAGAATATCCCGCACTGGGTGCGGCGACAAGAGGGTTCGGCTGGCCCGAGTTCGGGCCGGCCGCGGAGCTAAAAAGCTTGCGGCTCCAATCCGCTCGCTGGAGAGAACGCGCCTCTTCAGCCACTGAACCATGCCAATCTGAGCGTGAGCGCGTCATTGCTGAGCTTACGGAGCGCTACAGCAATGTAAAGTCCTGTGCTCCGGCTTGTGCAAGACAGGAAACACTGTCGTGGGATGGCTTTCTCGAAGACATTAAAAGCGCCATCCCCTTCCTGTCCCTGGACGCCGGTGTAGGAGTTCCCTACATCGCCTATGGTAAACCCACCCTCGCGCAATGGGTGCACGACGAAAGTCTGTTGCCCCTTGTCGCTCGGCTGGCTTTTGACCGCCTAAAGAAGATGTCAGAAGTTAGCTTTGAAGCGCTTTCGCCCGAGGAATTGGTCCAGGAGGGTCTCTGTGATCCTATAAGAGTGTTCGTTAAGGGCGAACCGCACAAGCAATCGAAACTGGATGAAGGCCGCTACCGCCTCATAATGTCAGTTTCCATGGTTGATCAATTGGTAGCCCGGGTTTTATTCCAGAACCAAAATAGAGCCGAGATCGCCTTGTGGAGGGCGATCCCGAGTAAGCCCGGTTTAGGACTATCCACAGATGAGCAAATTACCGACTTTGCTCAAAATCTCTCCCAGTATGTGAGGGAGAGTCGTGGGGACATTATTGAACGATGGCATGAGTGTGTCGTCCCCACGGATTGCTCCGGCTTTGACTGGAGCGTGTCATCATGGATGCTCGAAGATGACATAGTGGTCAGGAACAACCTGACCCTCGATAATACCGAGCTCACCAAGCGATTAAGGGCCGCTTGGTTGAAGTGCATAGCGAACTCTGTGCTATGCCTATCTGATGGCACATTGCTTGCCCAGGAATTCCCCGGCGTACAGAAGTCGGGAAGCTATAATACAAGCTCCTCCAATTCAAGAATCCGCGTAATGGCGTCGATCTATGCAGGAGCTTCCTGGTGCATAGCTATGGGCGATGATGCCCTGGAGTCCAGTGACACAGATCTTAAAGTATATTCAGATCTTGGACTCAAAGTCGAGGTTTCGGACAAACTAGAGTTTTGTTCGCATCATTTCAAAAGTTCGAGCCTCGCCATTCCGGTCAATGTCGGAAAGATGTTATACAAGCTGATCCATGGGTATAACATTAGACCGGGATGTACATCCGTGGAGGTGATCGCGAACTACATGTCCGCCTGCTATTCAGTTCTTAATGAGTTGCGGCATGTACCTGAAGCGATCCCCTTGGTGAGCGCGTGCCTTTTCTCTAGTTGAGGCACAAAAGATAACATATAGAGCGCGCTCACCCTTAAAGCCAGCCGAGTCAGACTTGTTGCAAACGTCGGAGGCTTAAGTCAAGCACTATACCAGCAAACAGAAAACGGATTATAAATTCTTAGCAGGCTTTGCCTCAGGTTTTCTGTTGTCCATACCCTTATCGGCAGCTGGTTTATATTTAGTCTACCTAAAGATCTCCGCCCACGTGCGTTCAATAGTTAATGAATACGGTCGCGGTTAGATCTAGCAATGGAACACGGAGAAGGCGGCGCCCTAGACGCTCTGCAAGGCGTGTCCGCGTGGCTATGGTCCAAGCCATTGGGCCAGCACAGCGCGGAGGACGAAGACGAAGAAACCGCCGACGTGTTAATAGAGGAGGCAGAGCTAGAGGAGGACGCCAAGGCGAGACATTCGTATTTTCAAAAGACAATCTCTCGGGCAGTTCCTCAGGAAGTATCACCTTCGGGCCGTCTCTATCAGAGAGCCCAGCATTCAGCTCTGGAATACTCAAGGCCTACCATGAATATAAAATCACAATGGTTAAGTTGGAGTTCATCTCCGAGGCCTCTTCCACCTCCTCAGGCTCCATCTCTTATGAGTTGGACCCCCATTGCAAACTTAGCTCCCTCCAATCCACGGTTAATAAATTCGGAATTACCAAGAACGGATCACGGAGTTGGACAGCTAAGTTCATTAACGGGCTGGAATGGCACGACGCAACTGAAGATCAATTCAGGATCCTCTACAAAGGGAATGGATCCTCCTCGGTTGCGGGCAGCTTCAAGATCACCATCCAGTGCCAGGTCCAGAACCCGAAATAGGTAGACGGCAGTTCCCCCGATCCTCCCCCCCCTCCCCCTCAACCCGCTCCGAAAGGAGCCAGATTTTGGGGCTACGAAGGGAACCCACAATGTAAGATTATCACTGCAGAAAACGACAGAAATATTGACGTCAAGAGTCTTTACTCCGTCAGTATGTACAAGTGGGAAAATGAAAAGTGGGACACTATCAATCTCCAGGCGAATTATTCGCGCAATGATCGCAGATGCGCCGAGCCCTACATGGTTGTGCCAGCGGACAAAGGAAAATTTCACGTCTACATTGAGTGTGACGGTGAATTCGTTGTGAAGCACATAGGCGGAGATATTGATGGGAGTTGGCTGGGGAACATCGCATACGATAGATCTCAACGGAGTTGGACGGTCGGAGAGTACAAAGGTTGCAAGATAGAAAACTTTCAAAACAACACCACCTTTGTCCCCGGCCACCCCGATGCAACTATGAATGGAAAACATTTTGACACAGCTCGGGTTGTAGAGGTTGATTGGTTCGCCTCATTCCACCTCATATGCGATGACGACGAAGGAGGCTGGTTATTATACCCTCCCCCTATCCAAAAGGATAGTTCGTACAATTACACAGTATCATATGGAAATTATACAGAGAAATACTGTGAATGGGGGGCGATTTCAGTTTCAATAGATGAGGACGATGAAAACGGGAACGTGCCAAACAGGAGAATCCCTCGAAGGGATTCCATTCAAGGGAAGGAAAACCCTTTACCTGCTGAAACCGGTCAAAGACAAGACCTTAACACTCCCTCAGAGAAGGTGCCCGATGCTGGTTCGGGCGAACATGAGGAGAAGGAAAACTCCTCACTGGCTGAAACCGGTCAAAGACAAGACCTTAACACTCCTTCGCAAGAAGTGCTCGATCCTGGTTCGAGCAAGGAGAGTGAGCCCGGACATTTTGAGGGCTCCTCTCTTCCGCCCGATGACGGCGATGCCCCCGAATACATAGGGGAAGACCCATGGGAAGGAATAACAGTTGACCTTCCCAAAGACGATGAAGCGACCACGACAGCGTCACGTCTCAAGGGTAACTTACGACCCCCAGGTTTACCAAAGCCTCAACCTACGCGGACAATTCGAAATTTCGATCCGAATCCGGATCTCATTGCAGCGTGGAATCCGGGTGTATCAGACCCCGGTTATACGGCAGAGGACGTGGCAGCGGCCACTGTTCTCGCCGGGGGGTCAATTAGCGATGGACGAAGCATATTAAAGAAACGTGACGAGCGAATCTTGAATAGTCGAGACAAATGGTCCTTTACTTCTGCTTTGACTGGCGGCACACTGCGCGCCTCGCAGAAGTCTGAGAAGCTCGCTAAGCTCACGACTGCTGAGCGGCAACAATACGAGAAGCTGAAGAGACAATCTGGAAGCACCGTTGCCGCAGAGTACCTTGAGTCCATCATTAAATTTCGTGGATGAGGGACAACATTAAACCCCTAGCTCCTTGGATACAAGCTAGTGTACGATCTCCAAAGTAGCCCGCGCTTTGTTGAGTTATCCAGTCACGTGGGAACGAAAGCCGCTCTGTGTGGTGATTAGGCATGATTGTGTGTGCACAGACCAGCGTACAATATCCGATGACAAGGTGAGAGTTGATCTGTGCACTCGCGTGT